CAAACAAACTAATACTCATGAACGCTACACTAGCACTAGACAAAATTGTTAAGTTATTAGGTTTGAGATTCAAAAAAGAATCTTTTTTCACAACTATTTTAGAGGACGGAAAAACTGAGGTTACCAACAATGCTGATGGTGACCTTCAAGTTGGACAAACTCTTTATGTGTTGGGAGAAAGTACATTGCAACCAGCACCATCAGGGACTCACAAAACTCGTGAAGGTTTGGTATTAACACTTGATGAAGAATCAACTATCGTTAAGATTGAAGTAACTACAGCTGAAGCTGAAGTAGAAAGAAATCAAGAAGAGGTTGAGAGTTCAAAAGTGAAAATGACCATTGCTGAAGATGCTCAAGGACAGAAATTAGAATCACCAACATTTGATGTGGGTGAAGAAGTATATGTTCTTGGACCTGATGGACAGAAGACTTTGGTACCAAATGGTGAGCACCAAGTTGTTCTTAAAGATTCATCTGGTAATGAAAACAAAATTAGAATCCAAACTGTTGACGGCAAGATTGTTCAAAGAGAAAATGTTGAACAGATGGCTGAAGTAGACATGGCTGAATTCCCTTGGGATGAATGCATGTTGAAAATGGCAGAAGAGGGTTATTCAGAAGAGACAGCTGCAAAAATTTGTGGTTCAATCAAAGCAAAAAATATGACCAAAGCTAAGATGTCTACGGACCTTTACTTTGAGCAAGTTGCTCAGGTTGAAAAACTTAAAGACGGTATCTCTCAACTGTTATCACTCGTAGAAACAATAAATGGAAAATTCAAAACAGAATTATCCGAATTAAAGTCTGAGTTTAATACTTTTAAAAATTCACCTGAAAGAAAACCTGTGGATAAAAAAGTTGATTACAAAGAAAAGTTTGAGGACTTCAGAGTAAGCATCCTCAAAGATTTAAGAAAATAAACTAAAACAAACTAATAAATTTTATTATGAAAAAGAATGAAAAATTTTCATATAACCTCTCTAACTTGAGTGTGTGGGTTGACGAAAACGCAACAGACATGCTTATCAAGAGTATTTTAGGTGAGGTTTTACCAAGATACGCTACCATTCGTCCTAACATTAAAGGAACAGAGCAGGTAGGTTTCTTAACAAACAATGTTATCTTCCAAGACGGTTCTTGCGGATTCAACGCAACTGGAGATACAACAATCTCACAAGTAACAATTGCTACTTGTAACAAAAAGGTTAACCAATCACTTTGTGCTTACGACCTTTACGATTACTTCTTGAGTCAGAGATTATCTAACTCAAACTTCCAAGAGAGTGTTCCTTTTGAGGAATTAATCATCACAGATATTTCTAACAGAATTGCTGATTCTATTGAAAAGCAATTATGGAGAAATACAACTGCGACTGGTGCTACTGAGTACAACTCACAGTGTTTTGACGGAGTTTTAGCACTTGTTACTTCAGGTAACGGAGCTACTCAAGTTGCTTACACTGCAGCTACTCCTTCAAATGGTTTAACTGTATTCTCTACTTACTATCAAAGAATCCCTGCGAATGTATTACACAGAAATGACTTAGTTATGTTCTGTTCTTACAGCGATTACAGAGGTCTTGTAGCTTCAATGAGAAACAGCTCTTATGTAAACTTATTCTCATTTGATGATGCTTCTGCAGCTAAAGGTCAAGAGTGGACAGTAATGTTACCTGGCACAAATGTAAGAATTATACCAACTCAGGGTCTTGACGGACAGAATGCCGTTGTTGCTGGTCCAGCTTCTTACTTCATGGTAGGTATGAACGCAACTGATAATGGTGGTATTGAAATCAAAGGTATGTATGACCCTTACGAAGATATCGTAAAAATCATCGCTCGTATGGTATATGGTCTTGGAGTGTTCTCTGTAGATTCATTTGTCCTTGCGAAAAACTAATAAACCAAATTTAAATAATATAAACTATGTCGTGTTATATTGACCAAGGGTATAACCTTGATTGCAGAAACGCAAGTATAGGCGGGATTAAGGAATTATGGATTTTGGGTGATAGTGCTCACACTATTTCTGGTTTCACAACATCTGCTTCAGATGAAATCACTAGCTTTAGTGGTCGTGGTACATGGTATCACTTTGAACTTGTTAAACAATCTTCTTCATTCACTGAAGACATTTTGGTTAACGATGTTGCTCAATCTGTAACATTCCAACCTGCTGTGGTAATATCCTTACCGAAACTTAACCAAACACTTAGAAATTTATTCTTTGATTTGGTTAAACAAAATGAACTTTACATTATCATCAAAGATAATAATGAGCGTTATTGGGCTGTTGCTTGGAGCAACGGTGCTATGGTAACGACTGCTAGTCAACAGACTGGACAGGCCTACAACGACCTGAACGGTATTTCTGTTACGATGACTGGTGGTGAACCAAACCCTGCTCGTGAGATTGATGTAACAACAACTCTTGCGGCTATCGCTACTGGATTCACAGTTCAATCCTAATATATAAATAAAGGGGGGGTCATTCCCCCCTTATTTTAAGCCAACATTTTATAGATGAGATTACAATGGAAAGGTCGTTCATATAGACCAGCAACAAACTTTGTTAGAGTTTACAAACCGTCAATCAATGAACTGATGAAACCATTATCAGAGAAAGCTGGTTTGGGTTCAGCAATCCTTACAGGTCAATACATTTCAGGTGATGGGACTCAATCTGATGAGCCTGTTGTAACGCCGAGTCCTACCGAAACAGCTCAAGTCACTCCAACACCGAGTGAAACATCACAACCAACTCCGACTCCGAGTATCACAGCTTCACCGACTTTAACACCTTCTGTTACTCCATCCTCAACGCCATTCCCATTCATTCAACCAAGTCTATGGTTTGATGCTTCTGATAGCACAACTATGAACTTGATATTGTCGGGGGGAACAACCTTTATTTCACAACTTACATCTAAAGGAACAAGTAATTGGACTTTAACAGGTCAAACATCTGATAGATACCCAACTTATTCTGCTTCAACATCATTACCTGGTACTCCAAACATTATCAGATTTACACCAAACGCTTCAACAGGTTTAAGAAAAGCATTGGTTGCTTTTGATAGACCAACTTTAACACATACTGGTTCAACAATCTTTATGGTTTGGTCTCAACCAGCTGGAAGCCCTGCATTTATAAATCAATTATATTCAGGTAATACGAATGGAACATTGGCTCAAAGTGGTACAGATACATTTGATAGATTACAATTTGCATCAATAGCAACAAATATTGGTAATACAAATGTTTATCCACAAGCCTCAAATCAATCAGTTTCCATTCCTGCTCCTTTTTCAGCTACAAATCTCAATGGTAAGTATTTGATGAAAGCTGTTTTACCTGCTAATCCAGGTTATGGTAGTTGGGAATTGAACCAATCGGGTGGAACAGGAACACAATTATTTACAGGAACAACAGTAAGTCCAAGATGGAATGCGTTTAACCTTGGTTGTACTTCAAACAACACACAACAATTATTTTCAATCAATAACAACATTGAATTAGCCGAGATGATGGTCTATAACTCTGAATTGACTTCAGCACAACAAGAAGCTGTTGAACTATATTTGAGAGACAAGTGGAGATATGACGAATGGGCATCACCTGTTCCGACTCCTACCCAAACCCCATCTGCTAGTCCGAGTGCGACTCCACAAGTAACTCCTACGCCGAGTAGCACACCACCAGCATTTTCACCATCGGGGGTAACAGACCTTCAGCATTGGTATATGGCTGATTCAGGTGCTACTGTTTCATCTTGGACAAACTATGGATTAATTGGTGGTTCAGCAACACAGAATGTTGCAATCAACCAACCTCAGATTGTAACAGGGTCAACACTTGGTTCATACTCAGGAACAGCTGTTCAGTTTGATAATTCAAGAGATTGGTATTCTGCAAATACTTCTTCTATAAATGTATCTGCACATACTTCATATTTGGTGTATAAACCAATTAGTAATGGTGGTGCTGGTTGGGCAGTTTCATTGAGAACAGGCTCAACTTATACTTGGTATTATCAAAACTTTGGGTCAGTTAATAGTGGTGTTACAAGAAATTATGTTGGTGAATTTAATACCTTTAGAAATACTGCAGCACAACTTATTATAAGTTCGGGTTCAACAACACTAACAGCTTCAAGAAATGATGTTTTAGGAACGAGTGGAGCGACTACAGCAAGTTCAGCAACAACAGCGAATTTCTTAGAATTTGGTTATGATTTTGGTTCAAATTCACCTAACACAATTCAAGTTTTTGAGTGGGTATTCTTTAACAAAGTATTGTCTGCATCTGAACATACCAATATGGTCAATTATCTTAAAACAAAATATCAATATAGCACATGGTAAATTATATCATACTAATCAACGAGCAAGATGCTCAAGATTTAATCACAAGAATCAATACCTGTATGGGTTATCCATCTGATGGAACAACTACCTATATGACCTCTCCTGATGTTATGTGTGAGTTTGATTTGGAAACTGGTCAAAAACAAAACATTGGATATGGAATCTTGATAAAAGATTATGTTATTGATTGTCTAACAACACAGGAAAAAGAGGAAGTATTTGCACTCCCTTCAAACATTAACACTTGTTCCTATGTGGTTTCAGGAGCAACAGCGAATATCTAATTATGTCTCAACAAAGGAGAGTATTTTTAAAGACTTGGTGGAGTCCATATCTTGGTGAGTGGAGACCATTCCACGACAATTTTATTTCAGCCTATAACCCTGGTTGTACCTTCTCAGGTAGTGCTGTGTTTACTCTTGTGCCTCCTACTCCGAGTGTTACTCCAACTTTGACGATGACCCCAACCCCGAGCGTTACAACTACTCAGACTTTAACCCCATCGGTTACTCCTACGAAGACACCAGAAATTACTCCATCAGTCACCCCTACAATTACAAATACCCCTTCTTTAACAGCTTCAGTAACACCAACTTTAACACCTTCAAATACACCGTCAGAAACCCCAACATTAACACCGTCAGAAACCCCAACATTAACCCCAACAATCACTCAAACAGTCACTCCAACGACCACGACCACATTAACTGCAAGTCCGACTTTAACGCCAACCAATACTAATACACAAACAAATACCTCATCAGTTACTCCGACCTTAACCCCGACTCGTACTCCTTTCCCAATTTGTCCTTCTGAATTTAACATTTCTAATTCAACAAGTGCGTTGATTGATAATGGAAATTATAATAGAGTTTATTCTTTCTCTGGTGTGGGAGCTAACTATGGTTATTTCCATTTAATCAGTGATGTACAAGGATTTTATGTTTTAGGTACAGCACCTGATGGATTGAACTATCCTGTGTATCAAGAACAAACTGTTGGACTTAATTTCAATACATTTGCAAGAGCGTTTTACCTTGGAACAACTGACTATGGTTGGTCTGTTAACGAACAATTCAATAATCCATTATTAGCTAATGTTGAAATAAGTGGTACAACTGCTGTGTATAATTTCAATCAAATTTCAAATGGTTCTGAAAGATATCCTGCAACTGGAACCCAATCATTCTCAGGATTTGCACTTTCATTGACTGGTACATGTTATATATCTTATGAAGAAATTTGCCCAACCGCAACGCCAACACCGAGTATAACAGCTTCTCCGACTTTAACCCCTACCATCACTCCGACACAAACACGAACACCACAGGTTACACCTACGAATACTGTAACCCCAACTAACACTGTTACCCCAACGAATACAAGAACACCAAATGTTACAACTACTCAAACGCCGAGTCCTACCTTAACTCCTTCCGCAACTCCTCCATTTGACCCAAGTTCATTAGGAAATCTTCAGTATTGGTTTAAATCTACTGATGGTGCAAGTAGTTCATCTTGGACAAACTATGGTTTAATTGGTGGTGCGTTGAGTCAAACAGTTGCTGTTAACCAACCACAGATTATAACAAATGATATTTTTGGTTCAGGATATACAGGACAATCTGTTAATTTTACCAGTCGTGATTTTATGAACATGAATCACACAGCGTCCACCCCTACATTTACAGGTAAGACATTCTTCTTTGTTTCTCAAGTTACGAACAGAAGTGATGGTGGTTGGGCAATCAACATACAAAATGGTTCAGGTTATACTGCAGTCAATAATGTGTGGGATTATCAATTCTATGCTGGTGGTACTTCAACTATATCAAGAAGCAGACCTGGTTCAAGAACATTTAACATAACAACAGGAAGGACATTATATGCAGCATCTGGTTTAACAACAACAGGATTTACAGCAGCCGTTAATGATACAATTGGAACATCGGGAACAACTACTTATGCAGAAACAATTGCTAATTATATAAACTTTGGATATGATAGCGGTGTAAGCACTGTTAATAATATTTCCATGTTTGAATTTTTGGGTTATAATAAATTATTAACAGCATCTGAATTTGCTTTGGTGCTAAATTATCTTAAGACAAAGTATAAATATTAAACGATGGCATATTCAGTAATCATAACATTAACAGATATGGGTTCAGCCGTTGGACCTTTTGACCTTTATTCAGATGTGGATAACTATACAACTCCATTTGAATCAAACATACCTGCATCAGCCTTTACCTTTGGTTATTACACAACCCTTGTCCCAAATAACACACTTACCATCAAGGTTCAATCACAGGGGGAATGTGTGAATTTTATATTAGCTGTAGTTCAGAATTTGCCAACATCAACTGTAACCCCGACCGTTACATCCACTCCGACTAGAACACCTAATGGAACACCACAAGTAACACCTACGCAAACTAATACCCCATCTGTTACTCCAACTTGTGGAACATTTACAGTTCAATATCTTAAATCAGAATTACAAGGTAATAGTCAAATTAGATTTAGACTATACAACGATGCAGGATTTACAAGTAATGCTAATGCTGTTTGTAACTATACCTTTACAGGAACATTTGATATCAATGGAGGGGCTAAAAATCAGCCATATTCAACGGTAATGGCAACAAATGACCATGACCATTCATTTAATGCAGGTAGTCAAATAACAGCTTATACGATATCTACAATCACTTATGCTTGTCCTTGTGTTAATGTTATTTCAAATCTAATCACACCGACGCCAAGTCCTACCACAACTCAGACCGCAACTCCAACTTTAAGTTTAAGTGCCACGCCAACTCGTACACCTAGTTTAACACCAACTCCGAGCACAACAACACCTGGTGGAACACTTTATGTATATGCAAGATTTGTTAATACAAGTCAGGAGTTTGGTTATACTAAAAATGGTGGTAGTTATATTGCGATTGGTCAACCAGGTAGTTCATCTTGTACATTCGTTCATACGATTACAGGACTTGTAAATGGGGATGAAATTGACTTTTCTACACTACTTACTTGTGGTATAAATGGTGATACTGCCGATTGTCCTAACTCAGTTAGTGGATGTCTATATACTCACTTCTTTGTGAGTACAACTAATGTCTACATAACTGTTGATGGAAGTGTTTGTTGTTAAAAATGAATAAAAAATGATATATCTACAACAAGGTTCGTTAAATAATCAAGCATTAGTTACTTGTTCAAGAAACAAGTCGCTAGTTGGTGCTGTGACTTATTTGTGGACAGTTAGACACAAGTTATCACAACAGACCGCAAGGTTTATTCCGTATCGTGAACCTTCTCTTGCTGTTGGTTATGAACCATCAAAGGATTTATTTTTGATTTCAATTGATGATTCATCACCTGAAGTTTTTATTGGTAGTTCAGGAACAACCGCTAATATCCATCTGATACCTGGCGAGTGGTATCTAAAAATTTATGAACAGTATTCAACCACAAACTTACAACCATCACAATCTTATGATGTTGTTTATGAGGGTATGCTTATTGTTGAAACTGATAGTCCAATTGGAACATTAAACTATACTGGTACCACGGAATCTGTTATCATATATCAAAATTAGCCCTATATTTATTAGAAGATGAAAAAAGTTATACAAAATGTCGGATTTGCCAATGTTGTAGATACCTTAATAAAATTTGAGGAGCGTGTAATGCGTGGTGTGCCTTGGGTAAGTTGGGGACAAGATAATATATTTGTTATGGGTCTTTATGACCTATTGGACTTTTCTCCAATCCACAATGCTTGTGTTCGTTCAAAGATTGATAATATTGTGGGTCAAGGATTCATTACAGACTATCGTATTTCAACAAAGGAAACTTTGGATGATGTATTCAAGGATATGGTATTTGACTATATCGTAACAGGAAATTTATTCATTGAGGTAATTTGGAAGGAAGATAGAAGCCAAGGATTAGCAGGATTACACTACATACCTGCAAAATATATGAGGGTTGGATTACCTGATAACGCTGAACTTGAGGTTGAGAAGTATTTCTATTGTAGAGATTGGTTGAACTTCAAGAAGGCAGGTGTTATTGAGTTTCATCAGTTTGACCCAAAGAATTTTACCAATCGTCAAATCGTTCATATTAGGGACAGAAACCCCGCATATTGGGCTTATGGAGCTCCGCAGTATCTAAGTGTCGTAAATGATATTAGACTCAACCACGCCATATCTGTGCACAATTTAGGACTAATTACCAATGGGGGTTATCCTGGTTTATGGGTTCACTTCTCTGATGGATTCCCTGAGTCTGAACAAGAAGAAAGAGATATCTTAAGACAAGTTGAACAGAGATATTCAGGTCCAAACAATAGTGGTCGTATAACAGTATCATATTCAGATGGGGATTTGGGTAAGCCTGAAATCACACAGATTAGTTCACAGATGCAAGGTGGAGCTTACGCTGAAATCTTTGAACTCATCCAAAGACAAATCCTATCAGGTCATAAGATTCCTGATGGGTCATTGATTGGTCTTCCTTCACCAACAGGATTTAATTCAGGTGCTGAACTTCTTGAAACAGCTCACAAACTATTTATGAAGACATCCATTTTGCCAGTTCAGAATTTCTTACTTAGAGAATTAAAACCTCTTATTGAACTTGTAAATGTCGGCGTACCTGTTGACCTAAAAATTGAACAAAACACTGCACTATAATGACTGATGTATTTTTTATATCTGAGGAGTATTTGAAAACCAATACTGCAATTAACGAGAATGTGGATTCTGGTGAGCTAAGATTTTGCATACTCACTAGCCAAAATATAAACATTCAGGAGACCCTCGGCCAGCCGTTGTTTGAAGAAATCCAACTACAAGTATCAGGAAACACATTAACACCTGATAACAGATATTTGTTGGACAAATACATCGTTCCTGCAACAACTCAGTGGGCATACTATCATGGTCTTGATAACTTCTTTGTGAAGTGGGTTAATGTGGGTCTAGTTCAGAATAGGAATGAGCAAGGTTCAAACATTGATATCAGAACATTCAAATACCTTAAAGACAATGCGAGGTCAACTGCGGAGTTTTATGATACGAATATGAGAAGATGGTTATGTGCAAAATCTAACCTATATCCAAAGTATAATGTTATAGAAATAGGTAAGATTATGCCAGAGAGAGGTTCAGCTAACCGTAGGTCAATTGCAATGAAATCAGGTAATTTCTATCCATATTGGTATGGTCCTGTAAATTCCCCTATCCAAGGAGCATTCCCTGCTCAAGCTTAATTATTTTGTTATTGCTTGAAACAATCTGTCTTGAGCAAATCCACACTTTAGACCACTACGAAGAATGTGTTGTCTGATTTTCTTGTTGGAATCAATATCTTCAATAGTCATTTTGAAATCCTCCATCAAACGATACAAGGTTGAATTCTTGTAATTACGAGTAATAAAAAGGGTGTTGGAAATCCAATTGATTTTTAGGTTTTCCACTTCGTTTTTGTAGTCATGAATGCGAGTCATCGTAGTTGTGTTTTATTGTTATTGAAAGAACAAAGATACACAGATATTTTATACCACCAAAATTATTTTAAAAAAAAAAGGGGAATATTTCTACTCCCCTAATCTAAACACAAAGACTCCCCAGTCTTAGAAAACTTCAATATTTTTAAGGTCATTGAATAACTCCTCAAGTTGTTGGTCTCTTTTCAACTTGAAGTAAGTATCCATCTTTGTTACCCATGCTTCATCACCTGTCTGAAACCACTGCAATACTCTTTTATTTACCAACATAATGTCTGCCATTGACCACTGAAGGTTGTGAGCGGACATAATCTGAAGAGTGGTTTTCATAGCTGCTTCTCTGTCTACGATAGGTTGTACGGCTTCTTTGAAGAGTTGAGTCCTATCAAATCCCAACGGTTTTGTTTCGTAATTCTTGTTCATAGTATTTGTTGTTTTTTTACAAATATAAATGATTTCAAATTACCAAACAAATTATTTTGGTTTTTTTTTATAACCAATTGGTCTACCACTCTTCTTAGCTAAACCAGGCTTCAAAACAATATCTTGATATCTCTCCAAGAATTGGTCATATATTGTGCGCTTTGTATCGTATCCAAGAAGTTCAAGCAACCTCTTAGCTTCAGGATATAATACTTCTCTTTCATATCTAGTCATAAAAAAACCCTCACCAGTAAATACCGATGAGGGATATAAATAAAAAACAAAGAGTTATGGCAAACTCTAGCAAGTTTTCATTGCTTCCTTATAAGTATTTAACACTTCGTTATAAACCTGTTTTCCCTTGGAAGTTAATGTGAAAAGTGATGGTTCACCGTCAAATTTCTTCTTTGAGAATAGACATAGGTTTTCAAGTTTTCTAACTCTCATGTAAAAATTCTTGTTTTGATTTACTGAGCTAGCTGCCATTGGGACATCTACCCCACCTCCCTCAATTACGAAGGCTAGGATTTCCAAATCTTTTGCTGTGATTAAGTCTTGCATTTTAATTTAATTTATGTTTTTTATTGAACTGTTCAGATACACTTTGTGATGTATCATACCCGAGTTTTTGTAATAATTTCCTTGCTCCAATGAAATCTGATTCACTAATCTTTGAGAATTTCAAATGAGCATTATCCCCATCATCATCTTTATCCTTCTTTGTGAAGTGTCTCTTACACCTTGAGGATTTTCCCCAACTACTTTTGTTATCTTTATAGAAATCCTTTTCAGGTCTATACTGTCCACATATGGTGCAAAAGTAGCTAACACCATTTTCTTTATCCCAAATCCTTCTGTTTATCAAATCCTTCATAATAATAAATATAGTTATTTGGAAAATAAATCAAAATAAATTATATTTTTTTTGGAATAATTTTTTTTTCGTATATTTATAATAAAAACAACTATGGCAAAAAGATTCACAGATTCAGAGAAATGGAATGATGACTGGTACATCAGTCTAAACAATGACCAAAAGGTCGCTTGGCAATGGATAATAGACAATTGTAATCACGGGGGATTATGTAAAAGGTCTATGAAATTATTAAACTTTTATTGTAATTCAAATTTCGTTGAAGAAGATATTATAAATTTTGCTGATGGCAGAATTTATATCTACAAAGATTATTGGTTCATACCAAAATTTTTAATCTTCCAATACGGTAATAATTGGATTAACAGTAGTGGTAAACCAGTTTTATCTGCAATTAAAAACCTACTTGAAGTAGGTATCCTCGTTGAACAGGAAGGAAAATATGTATTTAACCAAACCGATTTCTTTAAGGAATTATCTGTTATCAACATACCCTTAACTAACACTAAACAAACACAATCTATACCCTATGATAAGGGTTATACAACCCCTATGGATATGGATATGGATATGAATATGGATATGAATAAGGAAATGGATAATACGAACGGACTTGCGTACGATGAACGACATAAAGACTTTGATAAATTCGTTTTGACCTTCCCTCAAGGAAAAAGAAACTATGACCCTCATTCCTTGACTATATGGGAAAACCTATCCCAACGAGACAAAGACATTTGTATACAATTAACCCCACACTATGTTGATTTCCAAATAAGGTCAGGAAAGGAACAATACATCAAGAATGTTAAAAAATTCTTAGAGGATGGTTTCTATAAGCAACTGTTTGAATTTCAATCAAGGTATTTGGGAAAGAAGGTTTTGTTAAAAGAAAATTCGGAAACCTTAAAAACCAAAGAGGAACAATTAGAAGAAGAATGGAAAAAAATGTGGGGAGATTGACCCAAAAAAAATAAAAACCTATAATTAAAAAAAAAACATGTATGAGCAATTTAATTGATTTAGTATTAGACAAAGTTGATATCTCTAAACCTTATTGGACAATGTATGAGGAGTTTCTAATCAAGTGGGATGAAGACGATGAGTTGGAAACCATCCTCAAGGATGTATCAGTAGAAGAGATTGAAACAACCTTCAAGGAAATTTATAAAATTTATTACGCTCCTGATTCTTCAATAGTTTGTAAAGAAACCACCTGTAAAGAATCTAAGGGATTGACCAAACATAAATTGGTTAACGCTCTAAATTCAAAAGGGGAAATCTTGTTATTCAATATGACCATAGGTATTATGATGTCCAATACTTCTTACCAAAAAATGTTAAAGAAATATTCATTGGATGATATTGATAGACAAAGGTTATATTGTCTTTTCCATAAGCATGTTAGACCTGATGATACCTTTGTTAAAGACTTAGAAGATGCTGGTGTTAAATGGAAACCAATCCAAATTAAAAACCCAAGGAGGATAATGGCACGATTCCCTGAGATATCGGCTTAATTTATAGTCAAGGGGACATATTTATCATTGTAAATTACCAATGATGAATGAAATGTTATTAACAACACTTGTATCAACTGTAACGGCTGTATCAGGTTTTATATACGGGTTTCAAAAGAACAAAAAAGATTTGATATCCCAAAGCTTGAATAATTTGCAGCAACAAATTACAATTTATCAAGATGTGATTAGTTCACTTCGTGGAGAGATTGAACACCTAATATCCAAGGTAAGTGAGCAAGAAAAGATAATTCACTCCTTGGAGAAAAAGATTGACGGACTAAAGCCAAAGGTTAAGACCAAAGTTATTGAGTAAGGGTTCCTGATTCTGATATCCCATTATACATATTCTTGCATGTTTTTTTTTCCCTTACTCATAACCCCACTTAATGTGGGGTTTTTTTTATTTATAAACGAAATATTTATTATTATAATTGAATAAGATGGATTGGAATTTTCCTATCAAAAGATATTTTGAATTGACGGAAGAACAACAGGATGAATGTATTGTGGAACTAGCAAAGTTTTATTCCAAGAGGTTCATATCAAAGAGAACAAAAGAATTGTTTGAGTTCACAATAAACGATTTGATAAACAGATTGGAATTAGAACATAAACACGGAGTTGAGACAGAAAACTATGAGAGAGCAGAAATCTTTTATAGACTCACTCAAATATTCATGGAAATTCAATACGAGGAAGATTAACAATGTGTAACTGCAAAAGACAAAAACAAGTAATCAACAATTTA